CCAATGTTGACTCTGATACCAACCTGCTTCGAAAGGCAGGCTACCTGCCCATCGTGGTTGGTACGCGGCGCATATCCCCTCCAGAGATCGCCCAGCCCCTGCCACACATCGACGTTGGCATCCAGAGCTTCAAGAGGATATTTGCCCTAGACGGCGCGCACGTGCTGTCGGACATACAAGTCGACGGCACCCCCACGGCTGGCGACTCTAGCATCACTACCGAGACCAGGGACGGCAAGGAGACCACAACTACGGCCTCCACTATCGTCACCCAGGTCTCCTCGGTGGACAAGATAAACGAGCCCATGTCTGTGTTTTCACTCACCACGGACGTCGACCTCGTTGACCAAGACAACCCCGCCGACAGCGAACCACGTTGGATTCGGTTCCGCACGGTGTACGACGCCAAGTTGGATGAGATCATTCTGAGGTTGAGGATCGACTCCATGGTCGTGTCCACCGACGCTGCCGCGGAGGTGCGCGTGCCGCTGCGGCTGCGCTTTCGCCCCAAGGGGTCGAATGGCGCGTGGGTCAACCTCCCGGAGATACACCTGACCGCCAAGAAGAGCTCTACGATACTCCAAGAGGTCCACGTCAGGTGGGACAACGTGTTTTCAGACCACTCTGAACTGCATGACGGCGACATCGCCTACCAGTTCTTCCAGCAGGTGCCCGCGGCGACGGCGGGCACCCTGTCTGACGGCAGCACGGGAGTTCAGTGGCAGGCGCACTCGCACTTCGTATCTGGTGCGGGGATAAGGGACGTGCAGAACATACAGTCCGATCGCGACGGGCTACGCGTGGTTCTCGACCCCAATGACCCAGACATGGAGGTGCAGGAGCTAGAGTGGGAGGTCATCAGGGGGCTGTCCACGACCAAGTCAGCGTTGAACGTCTCCACCTATATGATAGGTGGAGACGTGTACCCGTTCTTTCTAGCGTACACGACGGGCGCCACCTGGCGCGTCTACATCAGTCAGGGAAACTACCTCGACCGCATCAACATCGACTACGCGGTGTCGCGCATTGACCGCCAGCCCTGCCAGCGCCCAGGCACTGCCCTAATTGCTCTGAACAGCCGTGGTCAGTCGACCCGCAACGTCACGGTACTCGCCAAGCGCTACGTGTATGACTGGGACGGCTCGGGGTGGAGCTCCCTGACCACGACCAACAACCCCGCCACACACTATCGTCAGGTTCTGTACGACTGGCTCGTCTACAACGACGTCGACACGTCACTGATCGTGAACGACGACTTCGTGTCGTGGCGCGCTGAGTGCGCTTCCAGGGGGTACGAGGTGTCGGCTGTGTTCAGTGGCCAGACCACGCAGCGGGTACTCGAACTGATCGCCGACGCCGGCTTCGCGCGGCCCAGGTTCTCGGACGGCTTCGGTGTTGACTGGTTCCGCGATCGTTCGTCGGAGCGTCCGGTACAGACTTTCTCGCCCCGCAACGCCGGCAAGATCAGCCTGGCGTGGAACCACCAGGCGAAGCCCACGGGCATCAGGTGCACCTTCCAGAACGAGGACGACGGGTACCGCGACGACGAGGTCCAGGTGTCCAACCCGTTCTACACGTCCTTCCAGGGCTACGAGGTGCGCGAGTACCCGAACATCTCCTCGGCGGCCCTGGTGCGCCGCCGCGCGACGTACGACCTCGTGCAGGCCTACTACCAGGGGCGGCGCGTGTGGACCATAGAGGCCTCAATCGAGGGCGTCATCTGCGAGCGCGGAGACCTGATAGGGGTGGTGACGGACCTCTTGGACGACGCCCACTCCGGCGCGCGGGTGCGCGAGGTCAGGTCGAGCACGACCCTAGCGGTCGACCAGATCATACCCGCCGAGGGCACGACCAGCCTGTTCGATCTCGCGGACATATTCGACCCCGCCAACATATTCACCGAGGGTGAGCAGAGCATATGCCTGGTGTCTACGCCTACGGGGACTGAGCAGCGCACCATCGTTGGAGCCTACGACGACGAGATACGCGTCGACACGCCATTCTCCTCACTAGACCTACTGGGCGCGCATATCGTAGTGGGGCCGGCCAGCAGGTTCACGCGCAGGGTCCTAGTCAACGAGGTGCGCCGCAAGGACGCCGAGACGGCCACGCTGACGTGCCTCGACGAGGCCCCTGAGATATTTGCGGAGATGGAGGCTCGTTTCAGTTGACAACTCGTGACGTAGGCGACATCTCAACCAACCCGGGCGGCAAGTCGGGCGCGGACTGGACGAGTGACACCCGCGACAGCGTCGTAGCCCTGTGGGCCCTCGAGTTGGGCAACTTGGTCGGCGTCGCCGGCACCAACTCAGTCACAGCCACCGCCCTCGTGTCCACCGGCCTGCTGGCGCTGAGTGACGGCATGAAGGCCGTACTGGTGCCCGCCGCCACCAACACGGGTGCGGTTACCCTCAACGTCGGGAGTCTGGGGGCCAAGGCCGTCACGGACGCTGACGGCGACGCGCTGGAAGCGGGCGCGTTGGTAGCCGGCACCTCCTACCTGCTCATATTCCTGGCAGACTCCGACCAGTGGCGCGTCATCGGATCAGCGGGGACGACCAACGTCACGATCGAGGGCGGCATCATATTGCAGCGCCGCTCGCCGTCGAGGCTGGCCGCCAGCCAGGGGCCCACGACGTCTCTGACATCCGTGGCGTCGCGGGCGTTCTCCTGCACGCAGTCCACGAGTAGGGTCATAGTCGAGGGGTGCGTGTCGCGCATCACTGACTCGGGTTCCGAGGACGACGACGGGCTCACGATACACCTGTACGTGGACGGCGCCTCGGTGGAGTCGATCACGGACGCCGTGTCGCCCGGGCAGCACACGGCGACCCCCGTGGCGTTCGAGTACCTGCCGGGTGACACGGACAGCCACACCTACGAGATCCGCGTTCAGGCCGCCATCGCGACGACCTACGTGAAGAGTAGCTGTTACCTGGTGGCCTCCGAGATGGCGCCAAACGCGTAAGGATTGAGCAGTGTGTCGGGCATTGACTACACTCCCCGGATCTACATCAGGGACTTCACCGTCTCTGACTACCGGGCGTTCGTCACGACGCTCGAGTACGACCTGGACGGAGTCGCGGTCACACTTCTCCGCGACCTGTTCCTGCGCATCGACGACGAGACGACCGGCCTCCTGCTGCTGTCCGGGGACGAGCAGACCAATGGGGATGGTGTCGATCTCAGTGGTGACTACGCTGGTTACGAGTTGTTCATCTCTGACCGCGCGAGCTTCCGCACGACCTTCTATGATGCCATCCTCACCTTCGGCTTCCGCATCGAGGTCGGTGCCGGGGTGTACGTACTCACCGGCCAGGCGGCGCAGCTACTCCGCGACCTGTTCCTGCGCACCGACGCTGCGGACTTCGAGTTGTCGGGCGTCGCCGCCGCGCTGCGCCGCGACCTGTTCCTGCGCACCGACGCGACGAGCTTTGAACTGGTCGGGTTCAACACGGAGCTCGACGCCGGCATCATCCTCACCGCGGGCGCGTCCAGCTACGTCCTCACCGGGAACGACGCCGCACTCGTCCGCGACCTGTTCCTGCGCACCGTCGCGGCGACGTACGCGCTGGACGTCACCGCCGTCGACCTCCGCCGCGACCTGTTCCTGCGGGCCACGACTACCGGCGCGTTCGCCCTCGACGGCACCAGCACGGACCTCTCGGTCGTCACCACCGGCGAGGAGGAACTCAGACTGTCGGGCGACCAGCAGGCGGGCGGCGACGGGCTGCTGTACACCGGGGACGAGCAGAGCAACGGAGACGTCGTCCTCCTCAGCCGCGCCCAGCTCGAGGCCGTGGCTGGGGCGTTCACTATCGTTGGCGCGGACGCTGAGCTCGACGCCGCCCTTCTGCTCGTGGTGGGCGGGGCGACGTACGCGGTCGCGGGCGTGGACGCGGTCCTCTCGCGGACGTTCATCCTCTCGGTCGACTCAGTTGAGTTCGTCCTCACTGGCATTGACGTCGTGTCGGAGATGCCCATCGCGCTCTCCGGCGACGAGCAGAGCGGCGAGGACGAACTAGAGTTGTCGGGTGACGAGCAGAGTGGCACTGACGTGATCCT